AAAATCAAAAAGAATCCTAAGACAGCTTCATTTCTAGGTGGTGCTATAGGTATGTCATTTCTTGACGATTAATGGCTAAGCAAAACTTTAATAGTTTTATTCCTAGAGATAAGCCTAAAAGTCGACCAGGAATCCACAAAAAATCGAAATCGAAGTCGGAAAAACTACAGCAAAGTCACAATAGATATAAAGGACAGGGCAGATAATTATGAGATCATATTTACAATTACCAGTTATCAAAGAGCTATCAGCAAAAATGTTAAAAAAAAGCTGGAAGAAACGTGATGCATTGGTAAAAAATTTAAAAGATCCTAAGTTTAGAGCAAAAGCTAAGCTTAAAGACTACAAATCTAGCATATAATGGCTAAACGTGGACTTTACGCTAACATTCACGCCAAGCGAAAGAGAATCGCTGCAGGTAGTAAAGAGAAAATGAAGAAGAAAGGGTCAAAAGGTAGACCTACTTCAGCAACTTTTAGGAGAGCAGCTAGAACTGCTAAGAAATAATGGCACAAACAGCAGCATGGCAAAGAAAAGCAGGTAAAAACCCAAAGGGTGGCTTAAATGCTAAAGGTAGAGCTAGTTATAAAAAACAAACTGGGGGAACTTTAAAAGCTCCTAGTAAAAAAGTAGGGAATAAAAGACGTGCATCGTTCTGTGCTAGAATGACTGGCATGAAGAAGAAGCTTACTTCTGCTAAGACTGCAAGAGATCCTAATAGTAGGATTAATAAATCATTAAGAGCTTGGAACTGCTAGTGAGAGATACAAAATCAATACAAAATTACTTGAAAGAGAATTACAAAAGAATACAAGAAATGAGCCTATTCAGAAACCTTAAAAAAGAAGTCGTAATAGGAGCTAATGGGACTCAATCTTATATTATTAAAAAAGGCCCCAATAAAAACAAGGTAGCAAAATGAAAAATAAATTAGAAAAACTAGCGACACAAATGATGAGCTTAACTCCAGAAGAAGGAGAGCAATTAGCCTTAATTATTAAAGCTAAAGCTATGCCAGAGATAGCTAAACAACAACAACAACAGCAACAGCAACAAGGATTATTACAGCAGAATCCTCAAGCTCAACAACAAATGGCTCAAATGGGTCAAAGACGTGGTGGTCAACAACCCATGCCTAACGCAAGAATGGCTGCTCAACAAGGTTTATTAAAATAGGAAATAATTATGCCAATGGTAGGAAAAAAGAAATACCCATATTCAAAAGCTGGTAAAAAGAAAGCTAAGATGGCTGCTAAAAAAACTGGTAAGAAAGTTAAAAGAGGTTACTAATGAAAATATATAAAGGCGATCAAAACTTTATGAAGTCACCTCCAAAGAAACCTTCTATGTTAAAACAAATAATGAAGAAGGGTATCAAGTTTGGAAGTAAAATAGCGTTTAGTCCTTTAAGTATAGGATTAACTGCTGGTACTGTTTTATACAAAGGTGCTAAAAATCAAAAAGGTATTAATTTTGTTAAAGGTAGACAGTTTGATAAAAGAGGAAGAAAAGCATAATGTCTGAAGAAATAAAAAAAGAAGATGTTAAGTCTACAAACTTAGGTGGTAAAAGACCTGGAGCTGGTAGACCTGTAGGTGCAGCCACTAAGAAGAAGTGGAAATCTATGGAAGATATGGCAGATAAATATCAACATTCTCCTTTGGATTATCTATTAGCTGTGTTAAACAATCCTATGAGCTCACCTGAGCGTAAAATGTATGCAGCAGAAAAGGCAGCTCCATTTGTTCACCCTAGGTTAGCATCATCAACGTCTAAAATAGGAACAGATGAACCAATCGCAATCAAAGTCTCTTGGCAAAAAGACGACTAAAGACAAAGTTGCTAACATAGAAATACCCTATAAGCCAAGACCTTATCAACTAGACGTACACAACTCATTAAAAAGATTTAGTGTTCTAGTATGTCACAGGAGATTCGGAAAATCAGTACTAGCTATAAACGAATTAATTAAGACAGCAGCAGATAAACCAAGATCCTTATGTGCATTTATTGCACCAACTTATCGTCAAGGTAAGAGTATCGCTTGGGAATATTTGAAACAATACACAGCACCATTAATGAAATTTGGTGGTAGCAGAAACGAAACAGAATTAAGAATAGATCTATTCAACAACTCACGTATACAAATCTTTGGAGCAGATAATCCTGATAGTATTCGTGGAATGGGATTTGATAGTGTTGTGATGGATGAATATGCTATCATGTCACCTAGAGTATGGACTGAGATTGTAAGACCAGCAGTATCTGATAAATTAGGAAAGGTTTTATTTATTGGTACTCCAATGGGACATAACCAGTTTTGGGAAGTATTTGACTTTGCACAACGTGGTCATAAAGATTGGTATGGGAAACTATATAGAGCTTCTGAAACAGGGGTAATCCCAGCTGACGAGCTACAACAAGCTAAGGATATAATGAGTCCTGAGCAGTACGAACAAGAATTTGAATGTTCATTTACTGCTGCAGTATCAGGAAGTTACTTTGGAAGATTAATAACTAAAGCAGATAAAGAAAAAAGAATTGGTGAAGTACCTGTAGACGAAGCTGTTGGTGTAGAAACTTGGTGGGACCTGGGTATTGGAGATTCTACTGCAATATGGTTTGCACAAAGAATTGGAGATGAAGTTCATTTAATAGATTATTACGAAACTTCAGGTGAATCATTAGCACACTATGCAAATATCTTAATGGAAAAAGATTATGCTTATAGTAGACATATAGCACCTCACGATATAATGGCGAGAGAGTTAGGAACAGGTAAATCAAGATTAGAAGTTTCAAGAGAATTAGGTATTGACTTTGAAGTAGCACCTAAGTTAGAAGTAGATCATGGAATCGAATCTGTAAGAAATACATTACCTAATTGTTATTTTGACAGAGTTAAATGTAAAACAGGATTAGATGCTTTGAGACAGTATCGAAAACAATGGGACGACAAGAATCAAGTTTTTAAAAATAAACCTCTACACGACTGGTGTTCACACGCAAGTGATGCATTTAGATATGGATGTGTACACGACCCAATTGATACATCAGACTGGGATAAACCAATTAATATAGATACAAAATACGTAGTATGAAAAACAAAAAATCAAATCAAGAAATATTATCAGTAGTAAGCAGAGAAATACATAACGCATCAGGATACATTGGTGGAGAACTTGTATCTGCTAGAAAAAAATCATTAGAATATTATTTAGGCGAACCTCTTGGCAATGAACAAGAAGGTCGTTCTCAAGTTGTTTCTAACGATGTTTTAGATACAGTAGAAAGTTTAATGCCATCATTGATGAGAATTTTTACATCAGGTGATAATGTATTTAACTGTGAAGGTATGGGGCCAGAAGATGAAGAAATGGCTAGACAATGTTCAGATTATTTAAACTATATTTTCTATAAAGAGAATGATGGTTTCCTTTGTTTATATACAGCATTCAAAGACGCATTAATTCAAAAGAACGGAATCTTAAAAGTATATTGGGATGATGCAGAAAAAATTGAAAGAGAAGAATACAAAAGATTAACTGAAGATGAGTTTAATGATTTAGTATCTCTTGATATGATTAAAGTATCAGCTCATACTGCTTACAAAGAACCTATTACAGATGAGTCTGGTAAAGAGATAGATAAAATTACACTACATGATGTAGTAATCCATAGAACAAAAATTTATGGTAAAGTAAGAATAGAACCAGTTCCACCAGAAGAATTTCTAATTGAACGTAGATGTAAGTCAATTGATACTGCAAACTTTGTTTGTCATAGAGTGAACAAAACAAGAACAGAATTAGTTGAGATGGGTTATGATAAAGATTTAGTTGACTCGTTACCTACTGGTGATGGAGATTTTTATAGTGAAGATAAATTTACTAGACATCAAAACGTAGACTTTTCTCATGGAGAATCTGATGGAGATAAAAGTACACAAGATATTTTAATTCATGAATGCTATGTTAGAATGGATGTAGATGGAGATGGTAAAGCAGAATTACTAAAAATTTGCGTAGCAGGTGATGGTAAAAAACTTCTTGATATGGAAGAAATAGATACTATGCCTTTTGTTTCTATGACTCCAGTTATCATGCCACACAGATTCTATGGTAGAAGTATAGCTGAATTAGTAGAAGATATACAATTAATTAAATCAACTGTAATGCGACAGATGTTAGACAATATGTATCTAACAAATAATAATAGAGTTGCAGTACAAGATGGACAAGTTTCAATGGATGATCTTTTAACAAATCGTCCAGGAGGAATTGTAAGAACAAAACAACCTCCTCAAAATGTGATGATGCCTATTCAGGCTCAACCCATTACAGAACAAGCAAGTGGTATGTTAGCATATTTAGATTCCGTTAAGGAAACTAGAACAGGTGTTAGCAGACAATCACAAGGGCTAGATTCAAATGCATTAAGTAGTACAGCAACTGGCCAAAACCAAAATCTAACACAATCACAAATGAGAATGGAGTTAATCGCCAGAATCTTTGCTGAAACTGGTGTAAAAGATTTAGCCTTAAAAATGTTTGAACTAACTTGTAAATATCAAAACAAGGAAAAAATTGTAAGAATCAGAGGTAAGTATATTCCTATGAGACCTTACGAATGGAAAGACAGAGTTAATATCACAGTACAAGTAGGATTAGGTACTGGATCAAAAGAACAACAGTTAATATTGATGAATGCAATTCTAGAAAGACAAATGTCTGCAATCAATTTACAACAGAATGTTCATGGCCCAATGGTCAATTTAAGAAATATTTACAACTCTTTGAAAAAATTAGTTGAAAATGCAGGTCTAAATAGTATAGAACCATACTTCATGGATCCAGAAGTGGGAGCAGCACAAATGCCTAAACTTCCTCCTAAGCCACCTACTGAATTTGAGAAGGTGACATTAGCCCAAGTACAAGGTGAAAACCAACGTGCTCAGTTAAAAGCTGAAACAGAAGCTAAAGGATTGGAAGGCAAAATGCGAAGTTCACTTCTAGACTATGAACTAGCCATCAAAGAAATGGAATTGAAATACAATACCAAAATTGATGAACTAGAACTTAAACGAAGATCCATGTTAGAACAAACTGATCTACAAAAATCAGGAGATCTAATGGGGCAAATAGTGAGAGGACAGAAGCAATTCTTTAATGATGGACAAGGAAATACTAATAAGGGAGGGCAAGAGAGCTCAGCAACTGCTGGACGATCCCCTTCTAAAGAAAGCATTTGAAGATCTTTCTGATATTTACAGACTAGAGATCTTTAACACAAGTTTCGCAGACGATGATACTCGTAGAAACCTTTGGGTAGCCTTTAATATGGTGGATAAAATCAAAGGACATTTACTAAGTGTTATGTCAAGTGGAAGGTTAGCTCAAGCCGATATTGAGCAATTAAATAAACGAAGTTAATCTAACGAAACTTCAAATTCGTCAACCCATAAGGAACGATCATGTCAGAAAACACAGAAGGTGCAGCAGATAAAATAGATGGATTACTGAATCCCCAAAAGGACAATCAAGTACCAGCAACTAATGTTGAACCATCAGAGCCAATTCCTGAGAAACAGGAAGTACCAGAAAGTGAGGAATCGAAACCCACTCCTGAACAAGCTCCTGAAAATACTGAGACTGAAGAAGAAACTACAACAGAATTAGAGACACCAGAACTCCACCGAGTAAAAGTAAGTGGTCAAGAGTTAGAGGTGAGCCTCGATGAGCTGAAAGCAGGATATTCTAGAGACTCGGATTACAGACAAAAAACTCACACTTTAGGTATGGAAAAGAGAGATCTTGAAAACCAAAAGAGTAGTTTGAGTCAAAGTTACGATACTCGTTTATCAGAACTAAACGATTTAATTTCGACAGCAGATCAATATGTGAAACAGAAACAAGGTGGACAAGACCTTGCTAAACTTTATCAAGAAGATCCCTCAGAAGCTTCTAGACTTGACTTTGAATTAAGACAAGAAAGTAGCAGAATAGAAGGATTAAAAAATAAAGCTAGACAGGTTCAATCTCAACAGTATGAATCTTATCTTAATACACAAAAGGAACTTGCTGCAACAAAAATACCAGAGTTTAGCGATCCAAATAAAATTGATACCTTTAAACTTAGTATGCGTAATTCATTACGTGATTACGGTTTTAATGATCAAGAAATTGGTAGTCTTGCAGACCATAGGTTTTTAATGGTAGCAAAAGATGCTATGAGCTTTAAAACTCAAACAGACAAAAGACCTATTGTATCTAAGAAGATAGCAAATGCTCCAAGGGTTTTAAAAGCTGGTGTTGCAAAATCGAATAGTAGTTCAGGTAGAGAGAGCGTAAGAAATAAAATCAATACGCTAAGAAAGTCTGGTCATATAAAAGATGCCCAGTCTGCCATAGCCGATATGATTAATCTTAAATCTCAACAAAGGAAATAATACAATGGCACAACCAACTAATACGTTCGATACGTATGATTCAGTAGGTGAAAGAGAAGATCTTTCAGACGTTATTTATTCAATAGCACCTACAGATACTCCATTTTTAAGCTCAGCAGCTAAAACTAAAGCAACTGCTGTTCTTCACGAATGGCAAACAGACGCACTTGCAGCAGCAGCATCTAACAATGCAGTTATTGAAGGTGATGAAGCAGGTTTAGACGCTTCAGTAGCAACAGTTAGACTTTCTAACAGTTCGCAAATTATGGATAAAACTGTAGTTATTACTGGAACTCAAGAGTCTGTTGATAAAGCAGGTAGAGCATCAGAAGTTGCATACCAAATCGCTAAGAGAGCTAAAGAGCTTAAAAGAGATATGGAAGCATGTATCACTGGCAATATTGCCGAAGTAGGTGGAAATGCAACAACTGCAAGAAAAATGGGAACTCTTGGAGCTTGGACTATCACTAATGATAACAAAGCTGCAGATGGTACAACAGGAGCTGGTATTGGAAACACTGCTAGAACTGATGGAACACAAAGAGCATTCACAGAAGCACAATTAAAAGATGTCATCAAATCAGTATGGAATGCTGGTGGAGATCCATCTATGGTTATGTGTGGCCCTTTCAATAAGCAGAAATTATCAGGATTTACTGGTAACTCTACTAGATTTGATGCAGGTGCAGACGCTACTTTATATACATCAGTTGACGTATACGCATCTGACTTTGGTCAATTGCAAGTAGTACCTAATAGATTCTCTAGAGATAGAGACGCTTATGTACTAGACATGGAATATTGGGGCATTGCGTTCCTAAGAGACTTCTCTATGCATGAACTTGCTAAGACTGGTGATTCAGAAAAAAGACAGCTTTTAGTAGAAGCTACTCTTGAATCAAGAAATGAAGGTGCAAGTGGCTTAGTAGCCGACTTAACTACTTCATAATAAATTACGTATATAGGGGAGTAACCTTAATACTACTCCCCTAGTACTTTTAAAAACATTGAAGATCAGAGATAGGTTATGATCGGAACAATAGGATAATACAATGAGAACATTAAACGATTACTTTATAACATCAGCAATACCTGACGTATCATCAGCATCATCAACATTTGTTACTGTACCAGACGCTGGTAGAATAATTAAAATTTTCGCACAAAACAAAGCAACTACTACAGGAACAGCAGCTATTACTTTTGAAATAGATACTGTAGCTTGTACAAGTGCAGCTATTAGTCATGTAGCTGGAAGTTCTGCATTAAAAAAATACACAGTAGAACCAACAGCTTTAAATGAAGTATTAGAAGGATCAATACTTGAAGTAATTACTAATGGTGGTTCTTCAAATGCATCTAAAATGGAAATCACTTACGTTATAAGAAGATAGTTAATTATGGGGATGGAAACATCCCCTAACAAAAGGAATAAATATGAATTACGGATTAAGACATGGAATTGTACAGAAATTAGTTTCAGCATCTTCAAGTTCTTTAGGTGCAGCATTCACAGATGGAACAGAATATATTAGAGTAGTTAGCACTATTGCTTGTCATATACATATAGCAGTAGCACCTACAGCAGCAGTAGCTACAACATATCTACCTGCAAATGAAGTTGAAATTATTAAAGTATCAGCTGGAGAAAAAATAGCTGTGTTAAGAATTGGATCATCAGACGGACAATTATACGTTACAGAACTAACTGAATAATTTATGGCTAAGATAAGATCAGTTGAATACGATGCAGGAGTAAAGACTAAATACATCCAAGAGTCTGATGGTAAATTAACTATCAATAATTCTCAAGATGTAAATCCTTTGTTAAAAAGAAACAAGGAACTTTACAACCATGATAGTGGATATATATCTGGTGCTAAAGAAATGAAAAGAGTTGCTAGTATTCCTCCTTTAATTCTTGCTATATGGACTAAAGAATATAATGGAACTAACAACTGGTTTCAATTACCAAAACAAATTCAAAGAAAGATAATGAAAACTAAACTTAATAGTAATGAGTTTAGATATTTTAGAACAGCTGAGGGAAATTTATAATGGCGTTAACAACATATGCAGGATTAAAAGCATCTATAGCAGACTGGTTAAATAGATCTGATCTTACTAATCAAATAGATGATTTTATTGGGTTAGCTGAAGCTGACTTCAATGCTAAGTTAAGAATAAGGCAGATGGAGCAGATTGATACTATTACAATAAACACAGAAGCTGTAGCAGTACCAACAGGTTTTATTGGAGTTAGATCTCTTTACATACAATTATCAAGTACTAAATTTGCATTAAAATATGTAACACCTAGTACAATGTTTGATATTAGAGCAGGATCTACAACATCTAGACCTAAAACATATACAATTCAAAGTGATAACGCTGCAGAAACATTAAGATTTGGGCCTGCACCTGATACAAGTTATACTGGTTATTTATCTTATTATAAAAGATTTGTAGCATTAAGTGATTCAGCAACTTCAAATTATATTTTAAACAGTCATCCTTCTATATATTTATATGGTTCTTTATATCATGCAGCAAACTTCTTAGGTGGTATAGATCCTAATCAAGTTCAGCAATGGTTACAAATGTATGTAGCAGGTCTAGAAAGATGTGAAAATAATGACAAACAAGATTCATATGGTGGAGCACCAGTTCAACAAAGATCAGATATACAAACTGACTTATCATTTTACAGGAGCAGATAATGATTGATAAAAAAGAAAAGAAAAAATTAAAAAAAGCATCAGCACATCACTCTAAGAAACACATGAGTATGATGGTTTCAGATATGAAATCTGGAGTTAGTTTTACTAAAGCTCATAAAAAAGCTATTAAAAAAGTAGGTAAATAGTGCAAGTACCTTTTGGAGAATGGTTACCTGATCAACCAGCTCATGGTATGAAAGGTGCTAATGTAGCAACTAATGTTTATCACGCTTTAGGATCTTATAAAAGATTTCCTTCTTTGGTAGACTATTCTGGTACATCAAACGTTACTAAAGACGCTCGTGGAGCAGGATCATTTAGAGATAACTCTAATGCTGTATTTAACTTTGTTGCAACTAATACAAATTTATACCAATTAGCTTCAGGAACTTTTACATCTCGTAAAGCAAGTTTAACAGGTGGAGATACTGACTTTTGGACGTTCACACAATTTGGTGAACACGTTATTGCAAGTAATGGTGTAGATGCAGTTCAATTTTATTTAATGGGAACATCAACTAATTTTGCTGCTTTAACATCTATACAAACAGCAGGAACTTGTCCTGTGTTTAGAGTCTCAGGAGTAATACGAGATTTCTTAGTAACAGGTAATATAGTTGGAGCAACTAATAGAATTCAATGGTCAGGTATTAATGATATTACTACATGGTCAGGTAAACAATCAGACTTTCAAGACCTTCCAGGTTCAGGTGGTAAAGTTGTTGCAATTACTTCTGGAGAAGTAGGATATGTATTTAGACAAAATCAAATAATTCGTATGGATTATGTTGGTGGTGCAACAATATTTAGACTATCAGTTATATCTCCTAATAGAGGTGCAGTATATGCTAAGTCAGTATGTCAAGATAACAGACGTGTATTTTTCTATGCTGATGATGGTTTCTATGAAATACAAGGTGATAATGTACAAGGTATTGGTGTAGAAAAAGTTAACAGATTTTTTGATTTAGATTTAAACAAAGCATACACAGATAGAATAGTAGCAGCAACAGATCCTTTTAATACATTAGCTATGTGGTTATATCCTTCTGTAAATGATACTAATAATACTACAGGTATATGTGATCGTATGATTGTATATAATTATACTACTAAAAAATGGTCATTAGTAAAAGTAAATGCTAGTCAAATATTTTCACAGTTTATTGGAGCTTATACTGTAGAATTAATGGATATTATATCTGAAAATTTAGAAAATATTAATGCATCATTAGACACAGATTTTTGGTCTGGTGGGCAAATGTTTTTAGGTGGAATTGATGCAGATTATAAAGCTGCAATTTTTTCAGGAACTTCTAATGAGTGTGAAATAGAAACAGCAGAGATAGAAGGATTTAAAGGAGCCAGAACTAACATCACAGGTATAAGACCAATAGTAGATGCTGAAGCAACAGTTATTGTAAAGACTAGAGATAAATTAGCAGATACAGTTACAACATCAGCATCAAGTTCAATGAATGATTCTGGTATTAATCCAGTTAGACAGTCAGGAAGATACATAAGAGCTAATGTAAAAATAGCTTCAGGCAAAACATTTAATCATGCACAAGGTATAGACATTGTTGCATCAAAAGCAGGGTACAGATAATGAGTGATATTATAGATATAGATAACGTAAGATATTCAATGGAAACACAAGAATTTTTTCAAAGACAAATTGAAGAAGCAATTAATACATTAGTAAATAAAAACAATACTGAAAGCGATAAAGCATTCAGTTGGTTCATGAATTAGGGAGAATTATGGCAGGAACATTTTTAGGTAAATACGATACAGCATCAGCAAACAATACAGCTACAGGTACTAATTCCGTCTCAGTCGCAGAAGGAATGTTGCCTTCCAATATCAATAATGCTTTTAGAAGTATTATGGCAGATATTAGACAGCATTACAATGTTGCTGAATGGATTGAATACGGAGATGGAGCAGGTGCATATACACCAGCTTACGTTTCAGGAACAAGTTTTACAATAGCAGGAGTTAACGTAACAGCTATTTATCATGTTGGACGTAGAGTTAAAGTTACTGCAAGTACGCCAGGCACTATTTATGGAACAATAACAGCAACAGCATTTTCTTCAAATACAACAGTAACAGTATCATGGGATTCAGGATCTTTATCTAATGAAGCTATTACAAGTGTACTTATTGGTGCTTTAAGTAAAACAAATAGTTCTATACCTGTAGCAGTTATTGCAACAGCTAATGTAATTGATGGATCTGTTACACTTGCTAAACTTGCTGCAGACTCTGTAAATGGAACTAAGATTGTAGATAATGCTATTAATTCTGAACATTACACAGATGCTAGTATTGATACTGCACATATAGCTGCTGATCAAATAGTTGCTTCTCTTATTGCTGATAACGCTATTGATAGCGAACATTATACAGATGGTAGTATTGACAATGCTCATATAGCAGATGATGCTATAGATAGTGAACATTACGCAGCAGGTTCAATTGATACTGCACACATTGGAGCAGATCAAATTACAAATGCCAAAATAGCAGACGATCAAATAGATTCAGAACATTATGTTGACGCAAGTATAGATCTTGCTCATTTAGCAGCAGATTCAGTTAATGGTACAAAGATAGTTGATAATGGAATAGATTCTGAACACTATACAGATGGCTCAATCGACACAGCTCATATTGGAGATAACCAAGTCACTACAGCTAAGATACCAGATTCAGCAATTACTTCTGCTAAAATAGCAGATGGTGCAATTGTTAATGCAGATATTAATTCAAGTGCTGCAATAGATGCAACTAAGATTGCAAATGGTACAGTAACAACTGCAGAATTTCAATATATTAATACTTTATCATCTAATGCTCAAACACAAATAGATGCAAAAGCTGCAACAACTTATGTTGATAATGCAGTTGCTGGATTAAGAACTAGAATTATTGCAGAGTGTGCTTCAACAGCAAATGTAAATGTATCAAATGGTTTAGAAGCTGGAGACGCTATTGATGGTATTACACTTGTAGCTGGAGATAGAGTACTTTTAAAAGATCAAAGTACAGGTTCTCAAAATGGTTTATATACTGCAGTAGGATCTGGTGCTGGTGCAGCATCAAGAGATACACAATTTAATTCTATTGCTGAATTATCAGGTCAAATGGTTGTTACTAATCAAGGAAGTGTTAATGATAATAAAATATTCTTATGTACTACAAATAACACAGCATCATTAGGTTCTGACACAATTACTTTTACTGTAATTACTCCAAATAATACAGGAACAGTAACTCGTGTTACTGCTGGTACTGGTTTGTCTGGTGGTGCAATTACATCTGCTGGAACAATAGCAATTGATTCAACTGTTGCTACACTTGCAGGAGCACAAACTTTTACAAATAAAACTTATACTTCACCAAAAATAAATGAAAATGTAGCAGTAACTGCTACTGCAACAGAACTAAATAAAATGGCTGGTGGTACAAGTGCTACTGGAACAACATTATTAGATGCAGATAGATTAGTTGTAAATGACGCTGGTACTATGGTACAAGTAGCTTTGTCAGATGTTAAAACATATTTGAATACTGCTGGATATGTAACAGACGACCCTACAGCTTTAGCAATAGCTTTAGGATAATAATTAATAATAACAAATAAAGGATAATAACAATGGCAAACACGTTTAAGGTAGTAACCTTTGCAGCCGAACCAAATTCAGCAGGTACAGCATACAAAATGTATACTGTAGCAGGAAGTACAACAACTGTTGTTCTTGGTTTGATTCTTACTAATATACATTCAGCAGCAGTAACTGTTGAAGTAGAATTAGTTAGTGATACAGCAAATAGAGCTATAGCTAATAATACTGCAAATGGCACTGCATTTTTAGTAAAAGATGTAACAATACCAGCAGGTAGTTCACTTGAACTTTTATCTGGTGGAAAAGTTGTATTAGAAACAACAGACGAAATTAAAATAGATTGTTCAGTAGCAGATAAAGTTTCTGGTACATTATCTATAATGGAAATAACATAGGATTAACATATGAGTTTTATTGGACG